TTTTGTTAAGTTTTTTTCAGCAACTCCTTCAAATGATCCTCGACCTTGATATGGGACTGTTTTCATAAAATTAGGAGCTATTGTAACTTGATTAGCATTTGCACTTACGTCAGTATCTAAAGAACTAGAATTTTTACTTAACACTTTTTGATAATTTTTAAAGACTGGCGGATAATATTTTTGCACAAACTCTTCTGGCGTACTAACATCATAATGTTTATCAGGGTCATATTTTGCAGCAAAATTAAAATAACGTTCTACTTGTTCTCGGTCTTTTTTGTCTGTATATTGACTTTTTGATTCTTCAAATCTTTGTTTTTGTAATTCTAAATTACTTTTTCTGTATGCTTCCGTGTTAGCAGCACTTTGTACAGCTCTGTCTTCTGCTCGTTGTTTATACTCTTGGTCTAAATCAAGTCTTTGTTGTGTCATAGCGTCGTTAATGTACTTTCGAGCTTGTTCAGACCTAGTTGGGTCAATACCTGCATAAGATACTTGACGTTCTTTCATAGCTTCTATGCTGTACGGGTCATCGTATTTTTTAGCTATGCGCTTTTCAATAATTGTACTAGATACGTTTTTCATAGCATCTTTTAATTGTAAAGCAGTTTGCGCTGTTTGCCTTTGCCTTGCTGCAGTTACGTCAGAGTAGTCTGTTTTTGTTGTAAATCCAAATGCGTTAGCCATTTTATTAGAAACTCCCTGATTGAAAATTTAAGGGCATAGCACTACTAGCACTCATTCCCCCGCCACCATACATAGCATTAGCAGCTTGTGTTCCTGCTGGTGTACTTGCTGTAGCAGTAGTCCCTCCAAAACTAGGCATACTCATACCACCTCCTGTAAAAGCAGAAACAGCAGGAAGTATTGCATTTTGTAAGAATCCACCTTTAGGTTGCGCTCTGTATTGAGCGTACTGATTCTGCAAGTCTAAAGCTGCACCAATTTTGCCCATATCAAAGTTAGTAAGGTTTTGTCCGTAACCTAGTATATTAGGTAAGAACCTACCCATTTGAGCGTAAGGTGCAAATTGAGCTTGTGCTGCTCCTGCTAAATTACCTAAAGATTGTGTTTCAAATCCTTGTGCTGTACCTAGTAAGTTTTGTAAACTAGTCATATCATCTAAGTAAGACTTCTGCGCTCCTCCGTAAGCCCCTAATCTTAACTGTTGTTTAGCTAAGTCAGCTTGTCTTTGCGCTGCTCCCATAGCATCTGCAGAGCCTGTACTAACGCCTCGACCTCCTAGTATTCTGCTAAGAGCAGAGTCTGTTTGCATGTCAATCATTTCTTCTTGAGGCTGTATACTAGCACTAAACATATCTTGTAACTCTTGCCTAGACATTGTAGGAGCTTGATAAGCTCCCATTAACTGTTGTCCAAACAAGTTATTTTGCGCTCTGTTAGCAAGACCTGGCAACATGTTTTGAAACATCTGACTTGTACCAGCTACTTGTTCTGAAGGAGTTAATTGCACACCTTCTCTGCTGATGTCGTAAGTGCCAAAAGGGTCTTGAAATCCTGGAGTTGCAAATTGTAAATTTTGTATTTGGGGTTTATATTCTTCTTCTAATCGCTTAATATACTTACCTGTACCAGACGACCCAAATAAACCACTTAGAAAAAACTCAGGCTGTCCCGTTACAGGGTTCAAAGAGTTAGCTCCACTTCCTACTGTGTATCGAGCAGGGTCTAAACCAAAACCTTTCATAGTATTTTTAATTTGATTAGTTAGCTCTGGCCCTAATACTTCAGGTCTAACTACCATCTCCCCTGTTGCAACGTGAGCTAACGTGTCATCTTCGTTTCGCCCTAAAGTAGCAAATTTTCCTAAATTAAACATGTTATATCTCCGTTACGATACGTCTTTAAGTTTAGCTCTTGCAGTAGCTAAAAACATTTTTTGTGAATTAGTGTTGGCAGTAACCATTTCGTTTCTAAAACTCTCTACTGCAGCCCCTGTCTGCCTAGACTGTTGAGAGTTCTCTATTAAAAGTAAAGGTAGCATAGCTACTGAACAGCCCCAACTATCAATCTCTTCTCCTGTTTGTGAGTGGGTTCCTCTAATTTGAACGAACCAAGCACAATCAAATTTTTTACAAGATTCAAAGTTATTTATAGGGCAGTTATCTTTTACTTCTAATTTCATGTTAATCCTTTGTAGCTATAATTACGTCTACATAAGATACGTCTAAATTAATTGCATTTCCAGAAAAAGAAGAAGAGGCCGTGTGATTATGAGCATCTCCAGTGTAAGAGTGCGTATGTGTGCTACCACTACCTGTAGCTGAAGATAATCCAACATCTGCAGTTCCTGAAATATTACCTATTTCGTATTCTTCGTAGTCTTGTAATGTAGACTTAGAAGCTACTGCTGTACTGCTTGTAACAGAGTTTGCTACTGCATTTCCGCTTTTAAACAATAAGTGCGTATGGCTAGGCAAATTAGCTACGGATAAAGAAGTATCGCCTACTGTTCCAGTAGCTGTTGTGTTAGCAACACTTGTACTAATACTTCCTGCTGGAGTGTGACTTGCAAACGCAGTTTCAAAAGCTACGCTACCGCCTGTTCCTACACTACCGCTAACAATTCTTAAAGCTTTGTCGTTATGTGTTGTGCTTTTAGTAAAACCTGTAGGAGCAGCAGTCTGTACAAACAACATCACTGTACCTGACGGTATAAGCCCTTCATCTTCTTTTGTTGCTATAGCTGTTGCGATAGCATTAAGTTCTCCGTCCATGTCTGCGCCAGTAATTACCTTCTCTGGGTCTCCAGTATCAAGGCTATCCTTAGCTGTAAAGTTTTGTGTTCTAGTATAATCGCTCATGGTTACCTACCTTCTCGACCCATTTTCATAAATAAAGATAATTGTTCTACTGCAATTTGAAAGCCGTTAGAAACAAATCTAACCCCTAGTTTAAATGTTCTTCCGCTTTGTGATATAGGGGCTGCTAGATTATAGGCTGAAGCAGAGCCTCCTCCCCACTCGTTTACGTTCCAGTTAGCTACTCCCCACTCTGCAACTGTACCTACTGCTAGACCTGACGACCTGTTAAATGCGTTATTAGAAGATAAAGTAAAAGGTACTTCTCCACTACCACCTTCAGAAAAAGCGTAAGTTACGTTAACTGTATCTGAGGTACTAGCTCCTTCTATTGTTGCAGTTACTTTCTTTAACATTTTTAATTTAGATGTACCTAAATCTGCAGGGTTACTGCGCCAAGTGCAAGTGTAAGCTGTGCTTGCTGACGGAGAATCATCAACAAACCCATTATACTTTCCTATCATTCCGCGAGAGCCTATGTAGGTCTCTCCTTCAAAATAAGCAAAACTGTCCCACTTAGTATCAACGTACTTAGTAATCCGTATAGGAACATTTTGGTCTAGCGTGTGCATGTCAAACACCCAAATATTTCCTTCAGGAGCTTTTAACCAGTATTGTCCTTCTTCTGGGTCGTAAACAGACCTTACATTAATTAAAGCAGATTCACTTGATGCAACATCTACTAAAAATTCTCTTCGTACTAGAGTAGATATTTCGTTTAAGTCTGCTCTGTCACCTGTGTAAATAACTTGTCGTAGTGACCTAATGCCCGTAGCAGACATAAAATATAAATCTTTTCCTATTGCCTGTATACTATCTCTAGCTATACACCCAATACCTTGTATAGTTTGTTCTATACCTAAATCACCAGGAGAATCTGGATTATTGTAAATTACAATACTATTGCGTAAAAAAGCTACTAAGTAATGGTCAAAAGACGATATAGCAACTAGTTCATCGAACCCATCTTTAATGGCAGCAAAGTTACCGAGAACAGATATTTCTCCTCCTGAACCTCCCCAAGCTGTATCACTTAATACTTCTGTGTAAGCTATAATATTTTGACTAGTCCCTGTGTGCGATTTTTGCGCCCACAACCTACCAAAAGCACTGTGTACTAGCCTTCCTGTAGGTACAGAACCACTTGACGCACTTATAGCTGCAAAGTTTCCTGTACCGCTTTTAATAATTAACGCTGTACCTTCGTTTGTCGCTACTACTTTATCATTAAAATTTACAAATTGAGGTCTAGTATTAGCAATAGTTACGCTACCTTTAACTGACGTAAAATTGTCAAAAGAAGCTGTATCTTCGTAAATGTCGTTACCGCCGTAAGCACTAACAGAAAGTAATCTTTGGCCCCCTGAGTAGTTATACATAAACAATGTATCTACTTTAGGCTCGTACTTAACTTTTACTCCTGCCCCTCCTGCAGCCGAAGCTGAGGTTGCTGTTCCTGCTGTGTAAACGTAGTAACTGTTAGCATCAATCTTTGTTAAAGTAAATCGAGTATTAATTTGAGCTGCTGTAATACCGTTAGTATCTGCAGCTCCGCTAATTGTTACAAAGTCTCCTGTAGACTGTCCGTGGCTAGTATCTGCTATTGTAATACGACCTGTAAGCCCCGCAGTCGTAACAGTTGTAATAGGGTTACTTCCTAACGACTCGTATCCTAAAGCGTTAGCATGTCCGTTAGTTAATACATCAAACCCTTTTCTGTTGGTTAATCGTCCTGCAGAGTCGTAAGCAATATTTTCTGCTACTTCTGCAAAGACAGGAGCTTCTTGGTACGTTTCCCCTTCAAAGTTAAGGCCGTACATACCTGGAGCGCGAAGAACTAAAGATTGTAGTTTGCTACCCATTACTTAGAAATCTCCGTAAACTATCCAATCACCGCCACCTTGACCTTGCCACTTATGGCTCTGTTCGTAAGCTACGGCATCTCCTAAAGCTTTTTCGTAAGCTCGTTGTACTTCAGAGCTTAACTCTCCTTCATCTTCACCTCGTTCTCTTATAGCAAGAGCTAAACCTCTTAGGTATACTGGATACCAAGGTACTTTAAAATAGTCTGTATTACCTGTTAAATCGTCTTGAGGTACTACGCACTCTACAGACATAGAGTATGTTCCGTCTGGAGTGTCAAAAAATACTATTTGAAGTGATTGTTTTGCGCTTACTCCTGATATTGCATAAGAGTAAGGCTCTTGATTTGTTCGTGTACTTAATTGATTCTGTTTTCTTACAAACTCATAAGGTCTTGATGCTAACCTAACATCAGTAGTAGTGTTGTACACATCTAACACCCGACTACGTTGATTAGTGTAAATGCCTTGACTTGAAT